CGTAGCAAAATCGGCATGACTGATCCCATGACCACAGCCGAATTTCGGCAAGCGCTTGATACCCTTGGCCTAACCATAGTCGGGGCCGCGCCCTATATCGGCCTATCGAAACGGCAATGCCAGCGGCTTGCTTCGCCCAATCATCCGGACGCCTATATTCCGGCGCCGGTTTCCAAGCTGCTCCGCATCGTGCTTTGGCGCGGCATCAGGGCCGAAAGGCTGCTGGAGTTCTGATTTTACCTCTAGATGGAACCGACAATAGGCCCCCTTTCGGGCCTATTTTTATTTGTGGTTCCCTATTGCATCCTACGCCAATCTGTCGTATGTATATGTGGCGAGGGCATTCTGCCCGAAAGAGGAAATGGAAATGGAAATGACCGTTAAGCCTGTCTCCTTTGCTGCCTACATGGCGAAGGTTGATCTAGCCCTGCTGAAGAAGTGCGGCCTCACCAATCGCGACCTATGCGACATCGACTACCTTTCGCTATTCGAAGACGGCGTTAGCCCCGCGAGGGCTGCCGCCAAGGCAATCAAGAATGAAGGAGGAATGTGAAATGACTGCTCAATTTTTGAATGAGGCCATGCTGGGCTACACTAATTCAGAAAGCCCGTGCCCATTCCTTTGGTCTTCCAACTCATGGTCTGCATGGCAGATCGGAAGCTGGATGAAGAGAACCGGACGCGGCATGCCGCGCGATTGCCGGCCTAGTCGGGGCTATACCTTCCACATCAACGACATGAAGGTGCTCTTTACCTATAAGAAGGCTGGCGGCTTCGACATTGAACGTATCAACTGATCGAGGCGCACAAGGCTTTTCTAAATCCGGAAGGCGAAATCAATGTACAAGAATCCCCTCTCAACAGTGAGTAAGCTGCTCTATCTCGTCAAGGTCATGAACGAGGCTATCAAGCTGAACGATCCCAAGACCTTGGGCGAGGCCAAGCTGTTGCTCGGCAATTTCGAGGTTATAACCTCGAACGCGATCGAAGAGACTGCAGAAGATTGGCCGGCTTTGGCGGCCGCGTAAAAAGGAGAAACGCAATGACTGATTTTGAAGTCACCGCAACATTGACCCAGATTCGTAGCGACCATATGCAAAAATGGGAACGGACAGATTTAGACGTGACTAATCAAGCACGCTACATTTGGCTCACACCATTTCAATCAAAACCGAATCTTGTTGTTGGGCAAGAGGCCCGCTTATCTTTCAACAAGGGAGTCAATGGCGCATGGGCGGGGTGGAAAGTCGGCGCTATTAGGATCGCTTAGCCCAAGTCCGGCCGGTTCATTCTTTTGGCCCGCTCAGCCTTGAGGCGGGCCGTTTCTTTATCGAAGCCTGCCCGCTGACTGCCGGTCAGCTCTGGCGGACCCACAGCGGCGCCTGCATCATTCTCAAAAGCAGCATCCGGTATCGGGCCTAGCTTGCTCCGAATCCCGGTTGTGCAGATGTCGCTATCCGACCATCCCTTTTTCATTTTCCGCCCCTTGCAACCAGTACCGGCTTTGTGCCGTTGTTGTCCCATAATGTCCAACTCTGGAAATTGGGAGACAGCTTGTCGAAATTTGCCTCGTTCTTTGTATTACCAAGAATGACATGCGGTGGGACGAATCGGCCATTAGCGGAACCGCCGCGATAGAAACGATGTACTGAGCGCTCTGCGGCAAATTGCGGCGCCGTGTGGACGTAGTGCCCGTTCACGTCATAGCCCGCGTCTTTGTATTCCTGCATTCTGCCGGCCGCCGTGGCTTCAGATTTCATCGTGGAGTCAAAGGCCACATTCAAACCCAAATCCTTGGCGCGCTGGGACGCCATCTTGAGAACGTGATCCGATTCCTCGTGATAGAGAGCCGCGTAGCGGTGATCTAGTCCGCTCGCTTCTGCCAGCGGCCCCTTGAAGTCATCCGAATTGAGAACCATCGTTCCCTTTTCCACAGGGCCATCAGGTCCGGTTAAGAAGCTTTTGCCGCTGCCGCCGCGACCGCCGAGCATGGTCATTGTGGGCTTTTCGCCAAGTCCCGGCGTTGCCGCATCAATCTTTTCCGGAGTAAATGTGTCGGCCAGCAACTTATCGTGCAGCGCTTGGCGATCAGCCGTATAGGTGCCGTCTGCATTCTTGAAGCCGCCCTGCTCCACTGGCGCATCAGATGGCACGCGAGTTGCCATCGTGGCCTCGATCTTCTTAGCTGCGTCTTGTGCGCCGTGTCCCACTCTATCGTAAATATGCTCTGGCGTCACGCCATGTTCAAGGGTCTTATCATAGAGCGCCTTGGCTTGGCCGCCGGTTCCGGGACCCTCTGCAAACCGCCCCAGCTCGTCGTGATTCTCATTGTACTTGGCTAGCCGCCGCTTGGCCGCATGCGTCCGCTGTATGTAGGAAATGGCGGGGCCATGTTCTGGATTGTTTAGCAAGCGATCATGCTCGCCAGCTAAAACCTGTTGCAGAACTTTCGGGTTATTTTCTATATATCTAGCGTGCCTGTGCCACGGCAGATGAATCGCGGTTATATTTTCCGGCGCCACATCTTCCATAACAAAGGGCTGTTTCCATTGTTCAGCGGGAACGTGAAATTCAACTGTGGCGCCTGAATATGTTTTTGGATCGCCGTAAAACCCCTTTTCATCCGCATAGATTGCCTTGGGGCCCTCGATTCCCCTAGCCTCACTAAATTTTACCCCACTTTGCGCAATCTTGGCGGCATTCTCAATTGAGGTCTGATGATATAGGCGCACATGCCCCGCCGGAATTGGCGCGGTGCCGGGTGCGCGTGCCAGCGCGCCGCTCTCCGCGAACCGCCCTAGCTCGTCGTGATTCTCGTTGTATTTCTTATACTTCGCCATCGTGTTGGCGCGCACCGAAGCATTTTCGCCAAACGTAGTTCCGCCAAGATCAGCCTGCTGGTACTGCGCATGCTCGTCAAGCGTCATTGGCTCGCCAGTATCAGGATTGATCTGGCCAAAGCGCGGCAATTTCCCGGGAGGCGGTTGCAATCCGATATCCTCGGGCGGCTCTGGTAAACCTGCCACATCGGCCAGATAGTTGGATAGCTCCTGATTCGGGAACAGTGGCGCGCCGGCTGCTGCCAGTTGCGCGACGTAGGTGCCAAGCTCGTTCAGGTCGACCGGTGCCAACCGGCCCGGCTTTAGTACCGGGATAAGCGCCGGATCAATACCGTTATAGGCAAATATACGCGGGAACAGAAAGCGGTTAACCACGGCGGCAATCTGGTTGAGGTAGCTTTCGCAGGATCGCAGGAACAATTCGGATTTGTTTTGGGACAGCGAATAGCTGCCGCGCTCGTCGCCCAGCGTAATAAAGTCCGCCATGGCCGACATGGCGATCAGCCGGTTGTAGCGCTTGACCACGATATCGGTATCGATCGCCCGCTTGCCACTGCCGCCCGATGACAGCAGTTCCAGCTTGACCATGGGCACGCTGGAGAACGTACCATCCGGGTTTTTGAATGGTTCCGATGGAATAACGACGCCGGCTTGGCTGTTCAGCTTGATGTCGCGCGCCAGCATGCGCGCTGTATTGGCGAACGCCAAATCCTCACCGGACGCGCCGGGCTCAAGGTATCGCTTGGGGATACTAACGACGGGAAGACCGGCCAGCTCCCGCTCGATGCCGATAGCCTCGTGATCCTCCACGCCGCGCTTGATGAACCACGGCCTGTATGCGGCCCGCAGGATCGACACGCCCTCGGGTGAGTTTTTCTTGCTGGTAGTACGGAACAGCAGCGCCCGCTCGATCGGGATAAAGAGCTGCTGGCCGCCCTGCGGCGGTTGCTGCCACATACCCTCCACGCCGCCATCTTCCTGCAACTGCCAGCGCAGCAGTGATTCCTGCGCGCGAATGGGCAACTTGCGGATACCGATTCGGCCATCGTTGAATTTAGACCGCTTGGCCGGGTCGTCCTGATCCGGGCCAAGGCGGGTTTTCAGGACAATTTCGAGATACGCCCAGCCATATTGGAGCATGGACAAAGTCTCATTGATGACGTCTTCCCAAGGGTGGCTCATGTCATCGAGCAGGCCCTGAGCGAATTCGGCTTCTTGTTCTGCCTTGGCAGAATGAGCGTTGCGATGGTCGGAGCCGTCATCTGCGGGCTCGACTCGCCAGTCGACCGCACGCAGGATCAGGGTTATGGCTGTCAGGAGGGCCGTAACAATGGGGTCATCGCCCATTGTCTTGTAGGCCTTAAGGGCCTTTTGGCCCATAAGCTCCGGCAAGTACTCTTCCAGCACGTAGCCGGAGAAGGCCTTCAGGCCGGTGACGCCGATCTGGTCGAACGCGGCAGCCGTCGGGTTGCCGTGGATGGTTTTCATCTCGGCGTCGCGGGCAACGTCGGGTGGTCCGGGCGGGGCTGTCGCTTTAGCGATATCGTCGGCCAATCAGATCACCATAAGAGCTGTGGCGGTTTTGCCACTCCGAAGAGGCCGCCGGCATCATCATCAATTACAACGCTATTCAACTCAGTTAACGCCCAGACCAGCGCATCCATCCGGTCAGGCGAATACTTGGCTTTGGTCCGGTCGAAGTCCGTCGTCATCGTGCACATCTGGTCTTCGAGCCTTGGGAACTGGCCTACATGGTGAACCTTCTTTTTTTCATAAAGAGCGCTGATCGGTTCGGCGCGAATCGCCTTGCCCCGGGTGGCATGAACCGCCCGGAAGGGAATGCCCGGGCTGACATTGCGAAGGGTGGCCTCGATCATGTCGCCGCCGTTATTGACTTCCCCAACGATCCGGTCGCCGCCCCGGTTGCGGAATAGCGCTATGGCCTCGGCGGCCCACTCGGCTGGTCGATAGACGTCTGAGCGATCTTCGAGAACGTAGAAATCGCCCTTTTTGTCCATGCCACAGCACACGATCCCGGTTTCGTCAGAATCCTCGTTAGTCGACACGGCGGGGTCGATCGCGACCACGACCCTAGATAATTCGGGAACATTCTGTGGCTTGATGCGCGTTTCATCGATATTGGCGCGCGACCATAGCGCGCCCGGGGTGTCGTCAAGGATTTCCGCGCCCAGCTCCTGCCGCCCCAGCCGTGTGCCCTCGTACCGCTCAACGACCCTTTTTATAAATTTGGCCGAGAGATTGGCCATATTTTCCGTTGTCGTTCCGTGGGTTATGACGGTCGACGGCTCGGCCAGAATGTCCTTGAGCAGCTTCAGCGGGCGAGGGGTTGTCGTGATGACGGTGCGCGGGTTTTCCCCAACGCGCATGCCAAATTCTAGCTGGTCCCACGCCTCTTGCGCGTAGGCCCATTTGGCCAATTCGTCGCACCAAGCTGCGCCATGCTGGGGCCCACGAAGCTGGTCAGGCTCCGTGCCATTATACAATGTCGCAGTAACTCCATTCGGAAAGGTTACCGCCCGGTTGGACTGGATGTAGGTAGGGCGCTCGTCTTTCGGGCAGACCTGAAGGATGCCAGATGCCTCCCCGGGGCCCTTGCCATAGCCAACCATGACGTCCCGGCAGTCGGCGGCTGTCTCCCCTATCAGGGCGATATGGCGCACCCTGCCGCCTGTGAGGGGCGTGGAACCGGGCGGATAGGCCAGACTTCGGACCCATTCGGAACCCGTCCGGGTCTTGCCGAAACCGCGACCGGCGATAATGGCCCATATCGACCATGCCCCACGCGGCTCCTGCTGGTTCTGGCGGCCCCAGAAACTCCAGTCGTATTCGAATTTATCAGCTTCCGCCGGAGTAAGTGATCTGAGCCACTTCCGGAATACTTCCGGCTGGCTCCCTAACTTCTCCGCCAGCGAGGCGTTTGAAGATAGCTTCAAGCTTAACGGCGATTCGGTCTTTGGCTGACGTAATGTCGACATGCGTATCAACTTCACCGCTATGCTTGTGGTCTACCTTGTCTGACATGCCCAGATAGTTCACGGCCAGAAACCGGGACATGTGGACACCGGCATTGTTCATCATCTGGGCCTGCTTCCACATGGTGGAGCGCAGATCAACCTTGAAGTCGGTCACCCCTGCATCATAGGTTGCGCGGAAATCTTCCCGCTCTTTCATCTTATTAATGAGCGTTTCCCGGGAAATCTTGAAGCCGAATGACCGAAGCCGCTGGCAAATCTCATCCTGTGAACAACCGACCTTGGCGAGATCGGCTATTGTCTTGAAATGCTCTTCGGTGAGAATGATTTTGTGGGGCGGAGGCGCCCGTTTCTTTTTAGCCTTGACCATGCTTTCCCTCTACGCCATAACGGCGCAAATTAAACCGAATCACGGTTAAGGTCGTTTTAACGAATGAACGATGTCGCCTTCACTGTCATCACGACGGCCTTCATCATCTGGTTTGGGTCACTGGCCTGCATGGCACACGGAGTTTAAAAATGGGATGCTTCGACTGGGTTTCAAATCTCTTCGGCCAAGCCAAGGCCGCAGTTACCAGCAGCACGTATCAAACGCCGTCGCCGCTTAATCCGTCATTTTCGACGCTGCCGCAATTCTGGCAGATCGGGCCGATTCTGGATGGCAAGAACGATTCGCCGGGCATGCCGTCGACGCCGCCGGCTGATGGAGCTGCATGGATGTTCAATTTCCCGCTGGCTGATGGCGTCCATTATATCACGACAGGGTGGCAGGGCTCGATCGCGGCCTACAAAACCATGCATCTAGTTTTCGCGCTGGATGGCGGCGCCGGCCCGATCGTTTCCGTCGATGGCGCGCCGCCGCTATTGCGGCTCTACTTCCAGCGCGCGGGCGATGACTGGTCCGGCGCGATTGGAAGCATGGAGGGCTATCGCTGGTGGGCAAACGCGAAGGCGCAGAGCCTGAGCGTATCGCCCGGCGTGTTCATTGTCGATGCCGACCTGACCGATGGCACGCAATGGGGCGACGTTTATGCAAATGACGGCGTCAAGCAATCAGCTCTATTCGCGGCGGCCAAGAATGACGTGCAGTGCATGGGTTTCACGTTCGGCGGATCATTCGCCGGCCACGGCTGTTATGCCAAGGGTCCGGCGACGTTCCATCTAAGGGAGTTTTCACTGAGATGAAAAAGCGCAAATCGCCGTTCAAAAAAGGTCTTACCATTGCCGTGCATAGCGGCTTCGGCCATCCCCCGCGCAAGGGCATCGTTCGCAAAGTGCTGGCCAGTGGCCGTTTTGTCTTGGAGGGCTCGCAGGAGCAATGGCGGCCATACTATGACGAACGGGTAGGATGGCTTGCCTACCTGACCACAGACACCACAATGCGTTGTCCGGCATGGATATGGGATGTCGTGGCGCAAAAGCAGGTAAACCAGCACAAACGCAAGATGGCGTGGGACAAGCTGGCTGATGAACTGATGCATCATTGGTATCCGACAGCGGCAGATTTGCGCGCCATCAAGGCATTTAAAAATGAAATTATCGCCTGATGACAGCAGCAGAGCAGATCGCCACGGCGCAATGCATCATCGCGTTCACTTTCATCTTCGCCATCGCGGCGCTGTTTCTGGACTATCTTGAATAATGGATATCAATACGCCGCGCGGCCAAGATGCTCTTATACAGTCGCGCAAGGCTGTGGCGATCTATGAGCGGCATTACCCGGCCCAGAGCTATATCGAGACGCCGCAGGAAGTGGCGGCCACGGTCGACGGCCTGATTATCCACACCGCAAGCAGGCGGCTCCGCGCCATCGTGGAAATCAAGTCACGCTATGACCTGTCGCTGGAGAAGTTTCAGGGCGCGTTCGACAGCGAATGGCTTGTGACGTATAGCAAGCTGGTAGAGGCTGCATTTGCCGCGAAGACCTTGGGCGTGCCACTGCTTGGCTTCTGCTATCTCGTCGCCGACGAAGTGTTGCTGGTCAAGCGCCTTTGGCAGGGCGGCAATTGGCTGGCACCTATACAGATCAGGGAAACCAAGACGCAGGCGACCGTCAATGGCGGGGATGCGATTCGTGAAAATGCCTTTATCGACATGAAGTCGGCCACGGCCCTGAAATAAGGTCGTCGTTTCTAGCCTGACGTGCAAAGCCCGGCGCGCCGGTCTTCCACAGGCCAAAATAATTTTCACAACCACTTAGCTCTGATATCCCGACGTAATCATTGCGAAATTTCGGTTCCCGGTAAACACAACCCGGGCGCGAGGTTGACAAGTGCGTCAGAATGTCGTATCATGCTCGCGCGATGGTAAAGGAAAGCCATCGGGCTGTTTGACAATGTAGAGAGGCATCAATGAACACAAAGCCGAAATGGCTTGAGCGTGACAAGCGCGTCATGGAGTGGGAACGGGAACCGGACGGTATCTGCGTCGTCACTTCTTACGGTTTCGCTTTCGAGCCTGACGAGGATCATAACTGTGCGGAACATATCCACATTTTCGAGAACTCGAAGATAGCTCGTGCAGAGCTGAAGTGGATCAGGCCGTGCAAGTGCGAACGCTGCCTGACTGAGGGCAGAGTTTAACGGGCTCCGGTCGGGCGGTATTAACTGCCCGACCGGCTTTGAAAACCGACAACGGAGAAAGGAAAATGCCACAACTCGCATCTGATATTTTTGCGGACTGCTGGAATTACACGCTGACGCACAAGGGCCGGGCCAATGTATTGCGTGCTCTGGGCCGCGCCATCGGTTGGCAGTTCTACCAGTTTCAGGATTTGCCGCAGGGCCTGCAATGCCAGCTTAGGCGGTATCTTTAAATGACCAAGTCTCTGAGAGAGCTTCGCGCAATTGCAAAGTTGCTAGGGGCGAAAGTAGAGGACGATAAGACTGGCGACACTCATGAGTGTCGTGTAGAGGCCCCGCATCGCAAAGTGTGGCGATGTGCTGGCATTCATGAACTGATCGACTGCACTAACCGTCCTTGGAAGCCCGACTATGACGACCTGTTAAACCGCATGGCCTACGGCATCGAGGATTGCACTGATCCCGACTGCGAATGGTGTCATACGGAATAAAAGAGATGGCCCGGACGGTGGCACCCGCCCGGGCCTAGCCCTCATCAAGACATACCCAAAGAGGCATCTTATGAAATTCATCTATGACGATGGAGGCCGCGCGGCAAGCGGCTTTAAAGGCAAGACCGGCGATTGCGTTTGCCGGTCTATCGCCATCGCCACCGGGAAAGACTATGCCGACGTCTACAAAGAACTGCTCGCCAATGCCGGCACCGAGCGCACTGGAAAGCGCAAACGCGGCAGGTCCCATCCCCGGACTGGCGTCTACAAGAATACCTATCGCCGCTATCTGGCGGCGCTAGGCTGGACGTTTCACCCGACCATGCAGATAGGCTCAGGCTGCAAGGTTCATCTGACCGAAGGCGAGTTGCCGACAATCGGCCGATTGATAGTTTGTGTTAGCCGCCATCTAACGGCGGTCATAGATGGAGATATTTACGACACACACGATCCGCGTCGAGGGAATAGCCGCTGCGTCTACGGATATTTTACTAAGCCTTAACCATCGTGCGCCAGCCTCCCC